CCAGTGATGGCCCCCAGCTTGGCGTCACCTGCACCGTAGAGCAGGCCGTAGATGAACGTCTTGGCATTGTCTCGAGTGGGCAGACCCGCGGCCTGTTGATTGGCAGTGTGGATGTCCCCAGAGATCACCACCGTCGCATAGGCCCCGGCGTCGTACTTCGCCAGGTAGTGCCCAAAGCATCGCAGCTCCAGACCGCTGGCATCGCAGCCAACCATGACCAGCCCCTCTGTGGGACGGAACAGCTTGCGGAAGCGGGGACCCTTGGGCACCTGAGCCAGGTTGGGCCCAGAGTGCGTACAGCGGGCTGTCACAGCTCCACAGTGGTTGATGAAGGCGTGGATGTGGCCGTCGTCCTTGACCGCCTGCAGCCAGTTCTTGGCCCCCTCAGAGAGCTGACCCAACTGCTTCTGGATGGTCAGGTAGTTGAGGATCAGCTTGGCCTCGGGCCACTCCAACCCAGCCAGCACTTCTTCGTCGACCTTCGGCTCACCAGTGTCGGTGAACTCAGTGGGCTTCCACCCATACTTGATGCCCAGGGCTCGGGCGGCGTGGGCACGGGACCCAGGGTTGAATGGGGTGGTCTTGGTTCGCTGGAGCTTCTTCGCCGGAGTGACGTAGCTGTCCACGAACGGGGGGATCAGCGCCATCAGCTCAGCCTCGAGCTTGGCTCGCTCGATTGACAGCTCCTTCGCCAAAGCTAGGCCCTCGGGGACATCAAACCTAACTCCTCGCCGCGTACACAAGTCGATGTTCCGAGCAAAAGCGTGCTCGATCTCGACTGCCTTCTTGCTGGGCCCCGTCTCTGCCAGGTGCCTGAGCAGCCGGAAGGTGACCTCCGTGTCGCGGACACAGTAGTCCAGCATCTCCTGGCTGAACTCTTTCCAGTCAGTGGTCTTGGCGAAGCTGCCCTTGTGGAATCCCAGGCGGTAGCCCCAGGCCTCCAAGCTGTGCTTGCCCATCATCGGCGCGGGGATGCGTCCCTTCTTCTGCAGGCCGAAGTCCCTGGGCTTGATGTCTGGGTAGACCAGGCGGGACATCACCAGCGTGTCCAGGACTGGCCCCTTGTGGACGTACCCAAACAGTTTCTCCAGGACAGCCAGGTCGTAGTTCACCAGGTTGTGCCCCACCAGGGTGATGCCCATCGCTTCGTAGGACCTGAGCAGGTCCAAGAAGGACGTGTCCCCCGGCAGGAAGGCCAGAGGCTCCTCACTTGAAGAGCGGATCACGGCGCAGTGGACCTTGGTGACAGCCTCCAGGAGGTTGTCCGTTTCCAGGTCCAACACTACGCACTTAGAAAGATTGATGTGTGAATCCATGGTCCTTAGCTGTCGCCCTCTTGTCCTTCTGCTTCTTCGGTTTGGCCACGTGATGGCACTCGGCAACGGTGCCAGTGACTGGGTCGTACTTGAGAGTACACGCAATCCCCGTGTCTCCACTGTACCGATTCTTGAGAACGCGGACAGTGGTGAAGTTGCGTTCATCGTCAGACTGCTGGTTTCGCTCCAGGGCGATCACCATGTCCGACAACTGGGCAATCGACTGGGATCCACGTAGGTGAGACAGGGAGACCTCACTGCCGTTCTCATGGGCAGGCCCCTCCCCAACACGACGAAGGTGGGACACGACGAACAGGCCCATGCCTGTCTCCTCGACCATTGACCTGAGCAACGTCATTGTGCGGTCGATGCTACGACGCTCGTCCTCGCCTGGGTCCAGTCCAGAGACCACGATGCTCAGGTGATCCAGCACGATCCATTGACAGCCACAGGCCTTTTGCAGGTAGCGGATGCGGTTGAGGAGATTGGTGCTGTCCACAGAACCGAAGTGGTCGTAGGCGAAGAAGCGTTCCTCGCCCATCAGCTTGTCGAACGCTGGCCGCAGCTCCTCAGGCTTGAAGTCAGTCAGGTGCAGGGGCCGCTGCATCTCGATGCTCAGGATGCCCAGCACGGATCGTCGGACTGACTCCTCAAGAGCGATGTAGCCGACCTTGTACCCACGCCTGAGCAGGTCGTGAGCGAGCGTGCGGCAAATGAGTGACTTGCCCACCCCAGTTCCCGCGGTGAATGTCACCAGCTCACCCATGCGCATCCCGTGGGTCAGGCGGGTCAACCCTTCCCAGGGATAGGCGACCGACAGGCGCTTGTCCTCGACGGCCACCTTCTCCCACACGGCCTCGCCAGACACCACCCCGTCAGGGCGGTAGACCTTGGCCGACCACATGGCCTCCACCAGTTGGACGCTCTTGCCCTTCAAGAGCATATCGTTGGCGTCCTTCTCAGGGAGGACAGCGATGCAAGCCTTGCCTGGAGTCAGGACCTCGGCAGCCTTGACCGCAGCAGCTTTGCCGGGCTCGTCGTTGTCGAACATGAGCACGACTTGGTCGTACCCCTCGAGCATCGACAGGTTGGCCTTGAGCGTGGCGACAGCACTGTCCGCCCCATTCGGGATGGACACGACGGGCCACTTGTTCTGTTGGACTTGACTGAGGGAGAGCGCGTCCAGCTCCCCTTCCGTGATGCAAATCTTCCGACCAGTCGCGGGCCAGAGGTTGCCTCCGAAGAACCGCTTGCTGACGGTCCCGAGCACTTTGAATTCCTTGTTGGGGTAGCGCAGCTTCTGACCGCAGAGCTGCCCCTGGTCGTCGTAGTAGTTGGCAACATGGACTTTGGTTCCTGCCGAATCGGTCCCGTAACCATACCCAAACTTTCGACCTGTGTCTTGCGTGATCCCTCTGGCTGTGCAGCCAAACTCGGTGATCTCGACTGGCGTCCACGCCTTGGGCTTAGCGACCTTGACTGCTTCCACGGCTCCCCTTCCTCTTGCTTTGCACTTGAAACAGAAGCGGCTGCCATCCGTGTAGACAGCAACCGCATCAGATGAACCGCACGCCGGACAGGGCGCGTGGTATAGAAACGCTCGATCAGTCGTCGGGAATGAGTCCGAGGTTCGACCTGATTTCATTGATGGAGTTCTTGTTGGCTAAGATCGACTCGATGAACTTGGAAGTGTCTTCGATGGGAAAGGCTACCACCCAGCCAGACATCTTACGGCCCTGTCCCTGGAAGCCGTTGTTGTGCTTCATGAGGACGACTGGTATTTCCCCCAGCTTTCGGTCCCTCTCGGCCTGAGCCAAGAACGCCATGGCCCCGATGGAAGCAATCCGCTTGACCTCTACGTGAAGATCTTTCCCAGCCTCTAAGAGGTCAGCGGAGTGCTTGCCATTGGATTGGGCAGCGCGGATGCAGTTGGGTGATGACCAGTGTTCGCGCACATGGTCCCTCGCCTCCCGCTCTCCACGCTTGCCCTTTTCCCTTGAGTCCATCAGAACGGGCGTTCCTCGCCCTGCTCGCCTTCAGCCTCAGCTTCAGGGTCGACCTCGAAGCCGAACTCGGTAGCGGTCTCGCGGCCACCAACGCCAGCCTCGTACACCTGGTAAGCGTCCAGGGCCAGCGTGAGACCAGCACCAACCGACGCCACATAGAACGGGCGGGCAGTGATGGCCAGGGCCAGCTTGGCGTTGTGGTTGACCTGCCCAGTGTAGGGCTCGCCCTTCGGGGTGAACCCGCGGGGCTTGAACGACCAGTCGGTGCCGTCGTCACGGGTGCCGCCAGCCGTGGCCTTCGCACGGAGAGCGAACAGGCCCGTCTCGTTACCTTCCTTGTCGGTCAGCGGACGGATCGGGGGATCGCACCGCTTGATCTTGGGCTTCTTCTCGAGCATCGCCATCTCGGCAATCGCCTCCTCGTACAGCTCATTGACGCGGTCGATGAACGGAGCGTGCTTCTCATTGCTGGGATCCAGAACGATCTGGACCTCGTAGCTGCCCTTGGTTCCCGGCTTGGCGAACTTGGTGGTTGGGATGGTCAGCTTGGGCCAAAGGGCGACACAGACAGGGGTAACCAGATTGGTCTTCTTGGTGGACTTCATGAGAAGAAGTATTCGCTTTGTTGGAGTGTGTTGATGTCGAAGGTTCCCTGCTCAGGCGGCGGGGGCAGCTTCGACGGATCTTTGAGTAGGTGCTGTGCTTCCTGATACAGGTCGTCCAACAGGTTGCCCTGGAAGATCTCCATCGCAGCTCGACGCACAGCAGCACCGAGCTTGTCTACGTTGTTTGCGAGTGTACCAAAGCTGTCGTGGACGGCAGTCACTTGGTAAATGCCCTCCGCGGCCAGCAGGTTCATCGTCCGCATCATGATCGAAGCGTCCACCGAGTGGACAAAGTTGGGGCTGGCAGCCGACTTCTGACGGCGCCTGGACAGCTTGTCCGTCGGGACCTTGGTTCGGAAGATCAAGAACTTCTGGCCCACGTGGGTTCGCACGAAGGCCGACCTCATGTCCTTGTAGGCGTGCTCGATGCGCATCCCACTGGGGGCCGTCCAGCCAAAGGACATACCCTCAGCGTTGTAGGCGTCGGCCACAGTCTGGATCCACGACATGGCCTTGCGGGCACCCACCAAGCGGGAGTCCACGGCCTCGAACATCTTGTCCGTCAGGTAGGTCAAGTACCTGAACACCATCCCAGGGCTGGCAATCGGCTGCTTCTTCCGACCACTGATGCTGTCCATGTAGGCTGACCGCACGTACTCCAGGCAGCCGCGGTAGGTCGCCCCGTAGGGCAGGACCATCACGACGCGCTTGGTGTAGTCACGGGGGATGGCAGTGCCGAAGAACTCCAGCCAGGCCTTGGCCATGGGGTTCTCGTAGTCGTCCAGCAGACGCTGCCAAGTGTCCTTGCAAACCAGGGTGTAGATGTCCTGGGGGTTCCCAGTTCCACAGTTGGTAGCACCCGCTCCCAAGGGGTCCCTGAGCATGAGGGAGAAGAGCTGCAGCCCATTGTTCGAGCCGTCGATGTTCACAGGGAGGCGCGACAGGAAGGTCGTAGGGTTGGCCTTCCAGGCCACGTACTCCAAGCACGCTGCCAGGAACTGCCAGGGCTTGCTCGCCTCCATCCACTTGTGGTGCTCGACCGCATTGGCGGCCGTGGCAAGGATCAGCTCCTCATTGTCCACGGACCACTTCTCGCGCTCGGCCCAGGTGGCCTTGTCGAAGCCCCAGGTGTTGGCCAGGTGGCGACGCAGCCAGCGGACACCCGTCGCAGTGAGGACTTCGCCGTCACGGAACATCAGGAGACCGCGGGCGAAGTCGGGCCCCTGGGGCTGGAGGAAGCTCACGACGGGGTAGGCCCGTCCACGGAAGTCGACCTGATGAGGGTAGAAGAACGGGTCGATGCCCACCTCCTTGCACACAGTGAAGGTGCGGGAGATCAGGATGCGCTGAGCACGACACTCCTCCTCACGGCTCAGGGTCTGAGCGCAGGTGCGGGCCCAGACCTTGTACTCCTCGCTCTCCCGGTCCTTGGGCCGAGGGGGAATGTCGAAGTCCGTCCGCTTGGGCATGGCCGGGGCGTCAAGGTCGCGCTCCCACAGGACCAGCGCAATGTCGTACACGGGGCGGTTGACCAGGTAGGGTACCCGCTGGAGGTGGCTGATTGCCGAGTACACCTCAGGGCAGGAGTCCTTCGTGTTCCCCGTGTCCTCGTCGTAGTCCTTGAACAGGCACAGGCGGGGCAGCTCGTCGGTCCAGTAGCCCCCATCCCACGGGCTGGCCCAGTCCTTGGGGGGCTGGGGAATTGGCAGCCAGAACGGTGCCATGGCGGCCACGTTCTCATGCGCCTTCTTCAACCAATCGACCGTCTCGGGCAGCGGGATGATCTTCTTCCGACGGTTCTTAAAGCCCTTCGCTTTGACCAGGTGGTCAGGCTTGACCTCGAAGGTGATGCACCCGCCGACCTCCATCATGATCTGGACCATGAAGGCCCCGACCTCAGCTCGTCCACGGTGTGACCACAGGGACACGCCAGCGTGGGTTGCCGCCTTGGCCAGGGTCTTTTCGATCACTGGAATGCGCGAGCGAGTACGACGACGTAGGACGGTCTTGTCGTACTGGTCCCAGTGGCCCCGGCTCAGCTTCTTCATCGCACGCAGGCAGTGCTCGTGGTGGAGGGCGTTGCCGACAGCACCGACAGTCCGCTGCCAGTCCCCGTCACGGGCCAGGTTGTCCAGCACGTGCTTGGCCGTGATCACGCAGCACACCGCGGGAACCAGCTCAGACAGGTAGCGGACGGCCCCGCAGTATTTGCCTGCCTTGCCGTCCTTGTACTCCTCGATCAGTTCCTTGAGGCGCACTTCCATTCGCCGCGTGGCCTCAGCCATGAGCAGCCGCTCAGGGCCGAAGTACGTGGGCAGGGACGTGCCCGATGCTCCCTTGAGTCCATAGGCAGCCGCTTGGTTGGCGTGGTAGCGGGACAGGCCGAGGGCCCGTGACCGCTTTTCCCGTGCTCGAGTGGACTTGGAGAGATCGCTCATAGGTTCTGGACTGCCGAGGTCAGATCGCTGAGGTCAGTGTGGACATACCGCTGGGTGGTCGTGATGGACGAGTGCCCCAGAAGAGCTTGGACCAGCACGATGTTAACACGAGCCTGGATCAGGCGGGTGGCATACGTGTGTCGAAGCGTGTGGATGCAGTAGCCCTTGCCCAATCCAATTGCAGCCAGGGCCGCGTTGAACTTGCGACGTAGGTAGCTGATCGACGGAAGGCCCTTCCCGCTGGTGATCAGGGTGGCGATCACGCTGCAGTCCGTCGCCAGATGCTGGCGAGGGATGGGGACGGTGCGGGGTTTGGAGGTCTTGGTTCCACGGACAACCACACAGTCGTAGCCGAAGTCGTCAGGCTGGAGAGCGTACAGCTCACCCAAACGCAGGCCCGTGTACAGCAGGAATCGAACGATGTTGCAGCAGACATCAGGGCTGAGCTGCTGGATTAGCGCCTGCTCCTGTGCCTTCGAGAACACGTAGGACCGGGGCTCAGGCTCACGGTCCTTCTCGATCTTGGGAATGCGGCTCAGCCATCCCCGGCCATGAGCATAGGTCAGGAGGCGACTCAAGGCAGACAGGTAGCGGTTGATCGTGGCGGGGGAGGACCCCATCGCCTTGATCCCAGCGCGGACGCGGTCGACGTGGACGGCCCCGATGGACTCGACCAGGGTCTTGGGACCAACTAGGTCGACCACCTTGCGGCCGCGGGAATACAGCCCTTCCCAATCCTTGGCTGAATCCCAGACGTCACGGGCACAGTCCTTGAGCAGGTCCTCCATGGTGGGCTGCAGCGTCGCAGCTTCCAGGGGCATCCCACAAGCGAGGGCTTCCTTGGCCTCAGCTTTCCAGGCCTTCGCCTCCTGGCGGGAATCAAAGGTGCGCTTCACACGCTTGCCTTCGTGTTGAACGATCACGGCCACACGGCCGTTGCGGTCAGCCTTCATCTTTGTCCTTCAAGATCAGCCCGGAGAACACCACGAAAAACACCCCGAGCAGGATGTAGCTCTGGACGAGAATCTCAATGTAACGCATGGTCAGAACACCCACCTTTCGTTCGTGGAACTCATCGTGCGTCTCCAGTCACCCGAGCCTCGCCAGACACCCTAGCGAAGCCAGACACCCGAGCGATGTCGCACACCCGAGCCTCGCCAAACACCCAAACGTTGTCGAACACCCGAGCGTTGCCGTACACCTGAGCTTTGCCGGACACCCAAGCGTTGCCACACACCCGAGCGTAGCCGAACACCGAAGCGTTGTCGGACACCCGAGCGTTGTCGGACACCCGAGCGTTGTCGGACACCTGAGTGTCGCCGTACACCCGAGCGTCACCAGACACCCAAGCATCGCCGGACACCCAAGCGTTGTCGAACACCCGAGCGTTGCCGGACACCCAAGCCTTGCCGCACACGTGAGCGTTGCCGTACATCTCAACGTCGCCAAGCACCTCAGCGTTGCCGTAC